GGTTAGTATCTCATTCTCGGTAGGATCGCCATCAATGCGGTCGTACAGTGTTGGACCAAGGATATTATTTCGCAACCATAGTTCCGCACTTTCAATGTATGGTTCTACATCAGAAAAATTCTTTATGCCGACAGTTGTGGGTACTGCTCTCTGAAGATTAGTTATCGTTGGAAGGATCATTGGGATTAATTTTATTGGTTGATACTTTCGCGTCTGTCTTGTTGTCCAGGGTAGTGAGCATCATATCAGGGATGTCATACTCAAGATCCCATCCGTTAATTGCGTTGAGCATATAGAATGGATATAACATCAGATCCCTGGTAAATCTCTCTAGCGCCTGCTTCATGGTAAAAAGCTCTCTGGCCTCTGTTCCATTAATACTTTTGCTGTTACCAGGTGATGCCCCGATCAAGCTTGGATGAACTCCCATCGCATAGGATATGATGTTGGTCGCTTCCTCTGAATCCTCAATGTAGTCGCCACCATCTTTGTCCTTTTGCAGTAGGGTAATCCGAACCATTGACTGTTCCTTTCCATTTGGATCCACGTAATAGGTAGAGAACCAGGATTTGTTCTGGTTGTCAATTCCGGAAAGGAAGTTCTTGATATTCTCGATCTCAGTTGTGCGTCTGGCTTTTTTCTTCTCCGGATCTGTGATCGATTCAGACTCATATATTTTCTTGAAATAATCACGGTGCAATTCAACGATGTATTTTATGGACATTCCATTGGTCATTTTGGAAATCTTTGCCACAGGGATCATGGCCTTAAGTGTTGCCCATCCACTATTGAAAGCGCTTGCATAAGCGGGGAAGGGATAGTACTTAAGTCCTGGTGTCGGGATCCTGTTAACGATTGCGAACATGCGCTCACTGGTTGGAGTTCTTTCTGTTCCGGTTAATGGATCCGGCTCGAGTCCAAGTCGGACCATCAAGTCACCTTCAGGATCATCTTCGTCAAGCAGGGGAATAGCTTCCACCTTGTCATTGGTAGGATATAATTTCCAGTTAGCATAGAAAACATTTTCAATCTGTCCGGTTTCTGGATTGCAGGTTTCGAATCTTATGTTTGTCGCTTCCAGATGTCTTATCTGGACGATTTTTTTCCCTTCCGTATCCAGGATAACGACCAGTACAGAAAAATAGAAGTGTTTGATGTCCGTAAGTTGTTCAGCCCAGAACTTAACCATGTTGTTCCGGCGAAAGAATTTCTTAATATCCGGATCTGTAACTTTCGAACCATCCGGGTTTTCAATCTTCAAGCCTCTTCCATAGGCCGTCATCACATTGAAAAACATATTGGAGCTCATGACTTCATCATCACGGATCTTATCAAGTATGACTGAAGGTTGATCGTTTGTATCACCCCATGGAACATACCCACGATATCCCTCTTTTGCTTTAATAGGAACGAGCTCCTCATAATCAAAAAGACGATGGGATCCTTCTTTGATTAACGTGGCAAAGGCCTGATTTCCTCCCTGGACAACATGCACTCCATAACTTGACTGCTCCTCCAGTGAAAGTTTAATTTCTGTTTCCTTTTTCATATAAAAACCTCCTCGCCCGTTACCTGAAATACCAGCAAGGCTTTCACCTTTCGGAATTCACCTGAATCGAGCCATTTAAAATTGAATGAATTGTTTTTGAAATTTGAACTTGTGCAAACCACGTTCTGGGCATGAACGATTTCACCGTTGATTTTCCAGAATGAAACATCAAAAGGCTCTCCGCTTTCTATGACTTTCCTTGCCTGCGACAGGTGCAACATGGTCTGTGTTTTTATTGGAAAGTTATATCCCCAGTACAACCGAATAAAGGACAGAAATGAGTTGCATAACTCTCATAGTATCAACGACGTCTAATTACATACCACAAATACCTATTTATTTATGACATTGGAAGGTTGTATATCACTTTTTGGACAATAAATATGATTTTCACGCTACAAACCCCGCAACGCCCTGTCCGTCAATTGTAATTACGGGACATGAGTTTGCCCTTATATGCCAGGGCATTATTGAAAATGTATTGATGTAATTACACGAACAAACTGATAACAGATTCATCATGCTCATCATTGAGTGTGAACTTGTTCATGCCAATGAACAATGTGTCCCATGCATCTGTGCCATCAGTGCGATGCTGCAGCAGATCTTCTTCTGACTCAGAAAGTTTCTCTCCAGACTTATCCTTTTTAAAACCATCAGATCCAATGCGTATGCCAGTGTTCTCCATAGCCAACAACAGCGCTTCATTATTGGATTTATTAAATAGCGGGAATAACCATCGCTGTCCTTTCATTGCCTGGAAGAACATCATGTGCTTATCCTTATGTGGCATAGGATTACCCATATGCACTCGATCAACTGTCCAGTTCAAACGCTCGAACTCAGCACAAATAACAGATGCAAAGTCATCATCACCAACAGCATAGTTAGTTCCAAGGGCAGTGTTATCATAGTAGTATATCACTGTCTTATGATTATGATGCTGATAATATTGGCAGAAGTCCCTGACTAATTCTCTTACCTTACGCTCATACTTGACATAGAAGCTCTTGAGTGTCTTCATCTTGATTCCCTGTCTCTGTCCAACAACCAGCCAGTTGATATTGGCATTGTAGTCAAATGCAATACACAATGGTTTATCCCGGTCCAGATCTCCATCCTGCAGGCAGTTGTTATCATTGTCCCCATAATTATAATTCAGGCCATCCAGATAGCTGTTATTAAATGCTTCATAATAGTGAACGCTTTCCTGCAGTGCAGAATAGAAGTTATCCTTTTGGTTCTTTAACTTCTTACACATGATACTCGTCTGGAAGATCAGCGGAGGAAGGTCCCGCTTCATTTGTTTGATATATCCTTCTCCAAGTAGCAGCACATTTTCAATGCTTGACCATTCCCTGTAATATATCGCAATAGACCGAAGCTTGGTCAGAGCCATGTCAGCTTCCCTTAATGCCCGCTTTTGGTGTACGTTTGGTTGCCCGTTGACAATCCTCTGCTTTATTTCCCATCTTTCAAATATTAAACCGTGGATTGTTTCAATTAGTTCTGGATCCATCTTCTCCTGGTAATTGAGAAACCAACTGCCGGCTTTTGTCGTCGGCATATCAGATATGACGAGCATTCCATGATGCCATGGACAATTCACGAAGTGACCTTTGAAACCACCATTAGCTGGGAATGTCTCTTCCTTTAGTTTATTAAACTTTAGAAACTTTGCTTCATCCAGCATTAACCAATCCAAAGTAAGTGAATTAGAAGATCCCGGTCTATCCTGGGAAATCAATCTCCAAATTGTTCCATTGTACCAAATTAAAACATGGTCATAACTTGGAGGATCAATAATCGGTTTGGCAAAATTGCTGTTTTTGGGAGGTTTGTGGCCAACATAGAAGTGAACATCCCTTTTATAACCGAATGTTTCCAGTGCCTGGATAGTTCCTGGTAATGTCCTGGATAAAAGTTGTTGATAAGTGCAACCCACAATTCCACCGGTGGATCTGGGCATTGCCTGGGTATTTCTTAAACCAAATGGAGCTGCAAATCCATGAGACTTTCCAAGACGGCGTCCTCCGGCAATCACCGAAGTATGCGCGCCAGTATACATGAACTCCAGTTGCGGATCGTTAAAATAAACCTTCCTCTTCTCTGACATTTGGTTGAGTCATTTCATCGAAGGGCACATCAGTGATTTCGATGTCTGAATGGTACTTTTCAAGCATTCTTCTTTTTTTCTCTCTCAAATCCGGATCCTTCTTTAATCCCAGGGACGATGGATCATCTGTTGGTTCAAATTGTTGGATGGCAATCTGATCAAAAGGAAGCGGATCATGATCCGGAATGTTCAGCATATTGTATTTTGCTTTATTTGCTGCAGCAATGGCCATTCCTTTTGCATCCTCCTTTTTCTCAGCCATCTTATAGGCTGCATCGAACATAGCATTGGTTTGAAACCGGATCCATTCTTTTCCAGGGTTCTGAAGATCTCCCAGTAATATTTTAATGGCCTGGATATCTTCGTATGCCATTGTTTTGGAAATACCAAATTCATTCATCAGGTGGTCACGAATTTCCATTTCTGAATTTGTTGGAAATTCATACCAGAAAGAATATCCCACCCGGATGCGCTTTATCCGTTCGCGAAACATAATCGGAATTTTATCCCCTTCTGAATAGAGATGTTTTCGACAGACTTCCAGCGTAGTAGAACTTGGCATACTATCACCTCCAATTAACAATTAATGCCAATCCTCTTCATCTCTTCGATCGTTTCCTGGCTGACAACTTCCCCGGCTGCTTTCAGCTCACTATATCTCTCCTGGATTTTTTCCATAATAGCCAAAACTTTCGCGTCGTCCGGATTATCCTTTAGGGCTTTCAGATTGGTGGAGATAAACTTCCTGTTTGAATTGATTCTTTTATGATCAATTATTTTGGAAGGTAATTCTTCATTTACCTGATCAGGATCCCAGGTATCAATGATTTCCCAGTTTGCCTTGATTTGTTCGTCAAGTTTGACGATTTCAGTGGTAAGGACCGACCGGTCGTCTGCAGATGCATTCTCCATGAGTTTGAGTTTCTCATGATAAGAGCGGATCTGTTTGTACCAGTCCCGATTTGCTGACCATTTTTCCTGAAGATTTTTTGGAAGATCTTCAAAGTTGATTTCCCGGTTATTGCGTACTACTTTAAGTTTTCCGGTTGCCACAGATTCTGCCTGTGCATCCATTTCTGCATTCATCAAGTCTATTGCCTGATCCTTTATTCTCTGTAC